GTAACTACACCATCCCAAGGTTTTCTGCACGTTTGACTAACTTCATGCTGGTATCAACCGCGTAACTCGGCATTGCTGGCACATCGGGGCTTATTATGTTATATCGAAAGCGGAGCCTTTCCACATTTTATTGGATGACTCTCTTCTCCTCATGATAGCATTCCTCTTTGATTCCGCCCAGGATCTTCCTGAGTCCCCTCCCCAAAGAAGCCATGCAATAAGACCATTAGATGGGTATCCTTCTTCACCCTGACTCCACCCCTTGCCCTTTTTATCAACGGCGTGGCGACTAAAGAATGAATGCATTCTTAAGACTGTAGACTCACTTAAGTTCTTTTTATTAGAAATATCTCTTGCGCGTGCAATTCCTACTGAGGTTCCCCCACGATTAAATTCGTCGCGCAAGGCTAGGCCACGACGAGCATTAGATGCCATAGAATCTGTTGGAATATATGATTCAGCCATCGTATTTCTCCCATCTCCAAAAACTTATATAATATGCTTGAAAGTGTGTGTCACAGGCATAGGTCTTAGTTTCATTTCTTTCTCCAGCCCATGCTGCTGGTTGTTCACAAAATCTGCATTCCATAATATTATAGCATTCCAAGTTTGGTCGCATAGTCATACATTATGATTCCACTAGCGACACTTACGTTTAGACTTCTAACACTACCAAGTTGTGGAATCATTACAATATCATCAGCCATGCCAAGCCCCATTGGACTTACCCCACGCGCCTCTTCACCAAAAATCATAAATGTATGGGGGCTCCATTCATATTGAGTGATTGGAATTGCTCCTGGAACGTTATCTACTGCCACCCACCGCATATCCCTAATTTCAGGCTCATTAATATAAATTGAGTCTAATGATGGAGCATACTTAAGATGGATATAATTATGAGTTCCTACTGCCCCACGGCGATCCCACTTTTTATTACCAATGATCCAAGATTCTTTTGCAAGGAAAGCGTTACTATTCCTAATCCCAGAAGCCTTATTAAAATCACCAGAAATATTTTCAAAGCCAACAACAAATGGGAGGCGGCGACTATCTAGGTCTGCCTTTATTTGATCGTTCTCCCATTGCTTATAATAATCAATCACGTTTCTTGTATCCTGGGCCAGGGAATCCACCGTTCCACTCTCCTCCATTGTACGCTCCTGTGCTATAGATTAAATACATCATTGACTTTTCATCTTCGTTAAGTTCTTCTGCCTCCACCCAGTCTTCAGATTTATCTGTAAGATAAATAAAGGCATTACCGTCTTCGTCCATTTTTAAATCTATGAATCCTTTAAACCATAAAGAGTTCAATATGTCTGAGTCCATCTGTCTCATCCACTCTACAAGTTCTTGTTGCTCTTTATAAAATAGTTCAGTAACCTTATATACTGGATCTCCAACAGGATTATATCCTACCACCTCAATATACCCTCGTTCAAGCATTATCTCTATGAGTTCTTCATTCATGTCCATATTAAATCATTCCTATGGATTGGATATAGTCATCTATATTGTTTTGTCCGCCTGATGGAGGCTGGATTACATTCTTTCTAGCATCTTCTTCCCTCTGATCTCTAATAAATTGTTTGTATGTGTGAACTTCTATCTCAACCTCGCCAGATTCTTTTCTTGTGTTAGAGATAGAATTATAAATAGATCCACACACAGCATCAGAAAGATCTTTGCTTCCCTTTCTAGGGTGATCAACTTTATCACGAATGATTCTTAACTGCAATAATTCGTCGGTAAGAAGTTTAATACTTGGGCCAATGATTCTTTCTTCTCCCACCAACATCGCCATATCATCATAATGTTTTTTTGCTACAGAGAGTGTCTCTGTCTCTATACCAATCATTCTAAGTTCTGTCATAATATCGTGAGAGTTCCATCTATCAAAAGTTACCTTTTTAATATTAAAGCCACGCGATCTAAGATCAATGATGAACTGTTTTACTTCAGAGAAGTCTACAGATTTATCTGATGTGGGAGTCCACCATCTAACACAATCTACAACAACTATTGGGCTTACAACATTATGATTCATAAAACTTTTAAGATGGACCCACCTATCAACATGGGCCATAGCGACAGCACAATGATCGTGCTTCTGGGCTAGGTCAACATGTATGTAATATTCTTTTTGATCCTGTGGAATGAACCAGTCCTTGAATCTACCATCGTCATCCACGCCATTCATTGGTTGATTAAAGCAGGAGATAATCTTTTCTTTTGATTTAAAGAATGCATCTACTGCATCTGGAGGCATACATGCAAATCTTCCAAGCGCATCTGTTGGATTATTATAAAAAGCAATCTTAAAGTCATGTATTGAGCGCGTAGGATTTACCTCCCAAGTGGGTCGCTTGAGAGCAAATACTTTTGGATACTTATAAGCATTGATCTGGTCTTCTTCCCACTCAATGGTGAATTCATTTTCTTTCATGTTTTCTAATTCATCATCTAGTTTAAAGGTATGTGATCTAATTATTACATCCTTGTCGGCAATAACCGCATTGTACCTCTGTTGAATAAAATCATCACGGTATCTGGGGAATGACAAAAGAACAACCTTGCCAACATCTGGAAAGCGTGAATCTACGGAGGCCCTATACATATCATAGATCGCCTGACCAGTCTTTGCCTGCTCGTTACCACTTGTTGATACTGTACTAAATCCAGAGATCTCGTCAAGAATCACGCAGATAACATTGTATCCTTCCCACGACTCCCGCTCTGAGTGCCCTGAGTGACATGTAATAGATTTATCAAATGATACACTCTGAGCGGTAATATTGTACTTTCCAACAAACCATGGAGAGTCTTCAATTCTTTTGCGAAAGCCTTTAAAGAATACATTTTTTGCCTGCTCAGAGTTGATAGCAATATTGATGATATCAATTGAGTCACCAGGGGGCTTGCCAAAATATTTAGCAGGATCTTTTAGGCATAGCAATAAATATACAAGATAGGTTACAGAAATAGTAGAAATATAATCTTTACCGCTCCCCTTACCTAGTTGAAGAATGACTTCATTACAGGTTTGACGGTTTCTTTTTACGCCTTCCTCTTCCCCATATAGTTTTACCAATGTATCTTTTTTATATACTTGAGTCATGGCTTTAATTGCTTGATACTGAAATTCTGAAAGCGGGGGTAGGTGAAGATAGTCCTCATTCGTAACAAACTCTTCAATGTTTACTGGATGCTCATCAAATTCATCTTCTTCTAGAGCAGATATAAAATCATCAAACACTAGAAGCCCTCTGCCTTACCCGTAACTTCTTCTAGTCTTTTAAATACTTCTCTCTTACAATGTTCACAGTCTGCAACGACTTCCTTTAAAATTCTGACCAAGATCTCTTGCTTTCGCTCAGTCTCAATGATCTGTTGAGCAATTTCGCTGTCCTCAATAAGGCCAGCCTTCTGAAGCATGTCTATTTGTTTTTGCTGGATATCTGCAACAATTTTAATGCCAGCAGTTTTTTTACCAAGATCCCCGATTGTCCCCGCCTGACTTATAACATCCCAGCCTTCTTCAATAAGCATAGAGTAATGTCTGTCTGCCCCAGATAGCGCCTCTCTTGCACGCATCTGAATCTGTCTATCACTTTGAATAACAGATCGCCACTCATCAAGGTACTCCTGTACCTCTGCTCTTTTAAAGCCAGTAAGTTTAGCGATAGATGCTGGATTAGTAGTTCCTTTTAAGAATACATCTACAACCTTATTTATTTTTTCCCACCGTTCGGCAAGAACTATCTCAGTTGACATTCATCTTCTTCCTAATACTTTTCTTTGCGTGGACAACTCCCTTTAACCTATCCACATAAAAGGAACGATATTCCCCCGTACTAGGAGAATAACAATCTATCCAGGTAACGTCTTTCTTGATGTTATGAGCAAGTCTAATAAATCTAAAAGATCCACGAACATCCTTAAATTTAAGCGAGTCTCCTGGCTCAATTACTGTTTTACCAAACTTCAGTTCATAGAACACCGATATGTCTGGGTTTACTTTATATGATGCAGCCTCGTCAGAATCGCTAACCCTTTTTTTAGACATGACTCTCCTTGTTAGGTGGCAAATCCACTTCCGCCACGGGTTGGAGCCCAAACCATTCCTGGTGAATCAATGTTTCTTGCTAGCCTCAGGCCACAGTCGGGGCAGATAGCATTGTCTCTATTCTCCATCTTCATTAACATCTCATGTGACTTGTCGCAGTCAATGCATGTAAATGTGTAAAGCGGCATTACTTCCATGTCTCCTTAAGTGCAATACTCAATAATACCAGATAACCTATAAGATCGTCAAGATCATTATCACCCTGGTATTTTCCGCCGCGCATTCTTCTTGATAATTTATCATCAATTCTTACATTAAGTTGCTCAATGTTATCTGATGAAGAAAATATTCTTACTGGCTCCAGCGCTGAGTTACCATAAGCACGATTCTTCTCAATCAATAGGTTGGCAATTCTATTGCATTCATCAAGTACGGACTTTTCTGTTTGATTAATTGGATTAAATACAGCATCTGGGTTAGTAGTTCTAAACATCTCATCAAAATCTTTTTCAATCATCGTTTTAATTTCCTCTGATCTCTAATAAGTCCAAACTTTGTTAAATACCTATAAATAGTTTGGTGGCTAACACCACATTCTTTTGCTATTTCTTCTAGGCTTTTTTTTTCTATTGCATATCTTTTTGTAAGAAATGCTTTGTTTTCATATAATTTAGCCATAATTTACCAGATTCTTGTGAGCATAATAGGCTAGTCCAAAGGCATCTCCAACATCATTATCTTCTAGGTTTATGTTAAACATATTATTGAAATGATCTAAAGTTTTTTGTTTTCTTGTAGTCCTTGCATAATTTCTATACCAATTGTCTGATTTGCCTGGATTGTCTAGTCTTATCTGAGCCTTCTGAGCCTTTGTTAAATTATTATTGTTAATATATGACTGCCATTGTATTGGAGGAACAGTAATAATTCTTTTAGAATCTAGTGCCAGTTCTGAAATCAATACCCCAACGATCATAGCCATATGTATCGCTACTGCCTGAGATTTTACCATGATAGCTGATTCTATACAAATATAATCTGGCTTTATCTCTTCTTTGATAAACGGCATCTTATCCCTACAGTCAATCACCTTATCGTAGATATTGTTGCCGTGAAAATCTATCTTGCCCCACTTAATTGGTTTTCCATCAAACAGGCAGAAAGCAAAAGAATTTGTTGATGAATCTACTCCAAGTACTGTACTAGCGTTTTGTTTTATAAGTTTTTTTAGCGACATTATTTATTACCTCTAATATATTCCCACGGTTATTTTTATTATCCTGATCTACGCAAACAAAGCATTTATTATTTTCATTATATCTGCTTAGTAATTGACCGCAGCCACAGTATCTTTTTTCTCCATTGAGTCTTTTTTTATTTTCATAATACTTGCTCATTATCTTTTTATTTGTTGCTAGTCTACAGCAAGCAGGGTTGCAGTACTTTTGATTCTTTTTACTTGACTCAAAGGGTGTACCGCAGTTCGCACAATTTTTCACTCTACCCCAACCTTAAGGTTAGTTATTTTTAATTCGCCTGCATCTTTTTCTAAGCAAGTCTCCGATACGGGGCAACCTTTACATGTCCATGTAGATTTAGTATAGCCTCTTTTAGGAACCACATCATCTTTATATAATTGGTATACTTCCTGCATCCAGCCAAAAACATAATCTATATAGTCTTTATTCTTTTCATTCATTTTGATAGGAATCGCAAGCAACTCATTATCATTTTTATTTTCATAAAGAATAAATCCTTCTTCTGCTCCTTCAATCTTCATGTAAATCAGTAGTTGAAGAAAATGACTTGAAGAAGGTACTCCCTCTCCCTTTCTTTGAATGAAGTATTGGTCTTTAATTGTTTTGATCTCTCCAATGATTTCTTCATCGTTTATCTCCAATACTACGTCAGCGAATCCTCTGACGGGAGGGTCTTCACTTTTAATCTCCCGCTCTTTTTGTTTTAATAAACCCGTGCTTTCTATAAGTTTTTCAATTCTTTCGTGGGCATCCGTACCAGACCTCATTGATGCAATATTGGCAGCGGGAATATTCTCAGTAAACTCTGCTCCGTTAAAGGCTATATACCAATATCTTGCACAAGTACCATGACCATATCCAATAGTGCTAGGGGCAAAAGTTTTCTTTTGCTTAAACTCTTTTACTGTATTGGTCTTTTGATATGCAGAGTTTAACATTTTAACAAATTTTTTAGCGTCCAGCCTAGTTTCTTTGGGCTGGCTAAGTAATGAAGATATTAGATTTTTAGCCATAATTAACCTAGATTATACCTTACTGTATATTTGAGCGAGTCTACTAATTTATCTAGAGCCTCTTTAGTTGAATAATATATATTCTTTTTAATATTGTTTGGAGAACCTGTAGGACCCTTTGCTGCCGTTGAATACCATGCTGCTAGAATTCCAAACTTAGCAGACAAAGCCTGCAGTTTTGCGATTAAAGTAAGTGCCTGAACAGGAGGAATATCTGGCTTTGAAATAATTTTTACAATGGCAGCCATCGCCTCATCTAGTCCGTCATCGCCTACAAAATCATGAATGTCAGCGAACTCTGATACCTGATTGATTAAATCAATTGTGTTTTCCATCTAATTCCTCCAATAACTCTTCAAGTACTTCCCATTCAATAACGGCAAGTCTAGTTTTTCTACCGCCACTTCCTATTACAGCCATAAGTAAAGGATTTTTTTTATTATCTGTTCTCAGGCAATCTGTAACTACCTTTGCCCACATATCTTCACTTAAAGATAAAGACTTTCCATATTCTTTTACATCTACTACAAATCTAGGTAGATTTCCATCGGCCTTTTGATATTGTCCCCGACCACTATTTTTATGAGACTTAGCACCCATTCTTCTAAGTTCTGATCGCTCACTCATAAACTAATCTAGCACTTCCATCATGACCATTGGGACAGGTCCAATAAACTTTCTTGTTTGATGAATCATACATACCTGTAGTCGCCACTTCAAAGCACCCTTGCTCTGGGCAAGAGAATGCCCCGCCTATTTCTTTAAACTTTGCATTAGATTTACTTGGAGCAGTAATAAAAGCCTTAGGGTCAATCATATTTTTTCATAAACCAATCTAGTTAATTCTTCCTGCATGTCAAGATCCTCTCTGGCTCTTGCAATAACATTAGCACGGCCCTGGATTCTTTGGCCTAAAACAGTATACCAGGCACCACCACGCTCAATAATTCCAAGCATTTCAGCGGTGTCTACTAGGTCAGCGACACTATCCACACCTACATGATCCCCCTGGAAGTAAAAATCATACGATCCTGTAATAAACTGTGGGCCAGTCTTGTTATAGTCAATGGTCCAATTAACTGGTCTTCCAACCTTCTGCTCAATTAACTTATCACCGACAGAAATTTTATCCTTGATTGATGAGGCTTCTGCTTCACTAGACCATAATTTAATGATAGTACTAGAGAAAAACTTTACAGCCATTCCTCCAGTAGGAATATGGCTAGCGTGCATTGATCCAAATTGATTTCTTTGTTGAGAGATAAGTATTAGCAGAGTCTTATCATTTACATAATTTAACATCTTGACAGCATGGGTCATATCTTTTGCTTCCGCACCAATTTGTTTAGTATCTTGCAGTTGCTTAAGTTCTGATCCATCTTTTTCAAAGTAGATCGCTGGCAATAGTGCAGAGATAGAATCTACAACTAGAAGGTCTATCCCCGACTGAATAAGTTGAGTGCCAATATCAACCATTTCATTAATTGTTTTAGCGGGTGAGTAGATCAAGGATCGTGAGTCTACACCTAACTTTTCTGCCCATTCTGGAGAGTATGACTGCTCTGAGTCTATCCAAGCGCATAGTTTACCCTCTTTCTGTGCTTGTGCAATAATTTGCAGACAAAATGATGACTTACCAGCCGATTTATTGCCCCAGATAAGCACCTGTCTGCCATAGGCAAGGCCTCCTTTTAACGCTGTGTTCAAGGATAGGCTTGGTGTTTTCTGCTTATGTATCTCTACATCAGCGGCGCTTCCTACCATCTTTCTTATTTTTGGGTCTAGCCTGGATAGAACTTCCTCCATCATCATGTCGCTCATTAAAATGATTCTCCAATACTTCCGCTAATTCTTTTACGCTCTCATGTCTGGAACGTTTTAATGTGTCTATAATTTGTATCATTGTATCTTCATCGTGCCCACGAATTACCATAAGTTTTTCTCCGTCTGAGCCATGAAGAAAGTAAGCCTTCATTATATCATCCACGCACGCCGTGCAGCCTTGGTCGATCTTGATTAACAATAGATTTTTTCATAAGAACTTCATCTAAAGATGGCAAATCGCCTGAGTAAAGTTTAATACCTTTGTATAAGTCTAAGGTTCTAATAATAAGATCTGCAATTTCTTCAACTACCGCTTGATCACCCTTGTCTTTCCTCAGGGCTTCTAGGATTTCTGTAGCCTCTGAATGAATCATAGCGATCTGCTTTGAGTAAAAGATAAAAAAGTCTTGCTCTTGCATTCTAGATAATGGTTCCCAGAATCCTTTTTGCTCTGCGGTATGGTGAAGTCTATCTGCTAATGTATCTAAATTCATCTTATAAAACCTTTTAATGTAGTAGCGCCAGCGGCAGTTTCTCCAAATATTGGACGGCAATTAGTTCCTGGCTTCATCTTTGCAATTGCCTCTGCATACATAGTGGGAAAAATTACTATGGATATGAGATCTTTATCTTCGTTGGCGAGAACAGCATTAGCCATCTTATCGCCCTTCTTAGTCTTTCTAGGCTCCATATCTACAACAAAATATTCTTCTGGACCTAGAACCATAGTCTTTGCCTTTAGAAATTGTACAAAAGAATTGTTAGAAGAGTCAAGGGAATCTGGGGTAAGGTAAGAAAGAATCCTGTTATCAGATATTAGAAAGATGTACATCTTACCAGGCTCAATTACTGTGTCCTGATTATGGAACACTCCAACGCTTCCCGTCTTATCTACAATTTCTACCCTGCTCCAGCCATCGCCTCGCTTAATAGATTTCACCATGCCCATAACAATAAAGGCTCCGCTTTCATCATATTCTTCTAAAGGTCTAAAGTATGATTCTACCCAGCGAGGAATATTAGTAACAAACTCTGGAATATTAAGGTACTCGTATAGATATTCTCGCTCATTACCCGACCTAGGGTTGTCATCAAATGCGGCGGCACCTATTCTATTGAGTCCTTCAATCGCCCTGCTGTTAACGCCAGACCCCTTTTTACTTGTGAATTCTGTGAATTCTTTATAGGAACTGAATGGCCTTTTAGCAATAATCTTCTTAGAGATTCCCTCAGATAGATACTTAATGTTGCCTAGGCCAAATCTAATGGCATCACCCTCTAGAGTAAAGTCTTCTCCAGATTCATTGATGTGAGGTAGACGAATCTTAATATTCATTCTCTTAGCCTCAATGAGATAGTCTGTCCTTTTGTCTTTATCTAATTCATTCTTTAGCAGCGAGAACATGAACTCAGTTGGGTAGTACCTCTTTAACCAGGCCGTCCAATAAGATAACGTAGAATAGGCAACAGCGTGACTCTTATTAAAGGAGTATCCAGCATGGGCCTCAAACATATGCCAGAGTTTTTCTGCTGACTCCTTAGAGATGTGCTTAGAAGCGCCAGAAATAAACTTATCCTTGAACTGGTCGAATTCTTTTGCATCCTTCTTCTTTCCAATGATCTTACGAACTTTATCTGCTTCTGTCATTGTCATTCCACCAAGATAGACGCAGGCCTGCATAACTTGCTCTTGGTACAGAATACATCCATAAGTATCCTCAGTAAACTCTTTAAGAATCGGGTGTAGATAGGATACCGCCTGACGCCCCTTCTTTCTCTTAATATAATCAGCACCAATAGTATTCATAGCGCCAGGACGAACCAACGCATTAGAAGCGGCTAGTTCATTTAGATTACTAACTCCCATTTTAATTATAAGGTTTGTATATGGAGTTGCCTCTGCCTGGAATACACCCTTAGTAAATCCTGCACTTAAGTCAGCATACACCTCTGGGTCATCCATAGGAATTTTATTGAGATCAATTTCTATTCCCCTGCGCCCCTTGATACTATTAATCGTATCTTTTACTACCGTCAAGGTTTTAAGTCCTAGAGCATCGATCTTGATTAGACCAATTTCAGCAGCCTGATCCATATCCACGGCGACCACAGGAATTCTATTATCGCTATGGGCATCTTTTCTAGTTTCAATAGGGGCGTACGATGAGATATCTGTCTTAGATGTAACGATTCCAGCAGCGTGCAAACCAGTACCACGAATTCTGCCACGGAGTTTGTCGGCATACTTTACTACCTCTGGGTACCTCTCTCTGAAATCTTTGGCCCCTGGCGTACGGATAAATTCTTCCCATGTCTCAATACCCTTCAATGCTTTATTTACCTCTGAGAGTGGGATGTTAAAGGCTCTAGCAACGTCCCTAACAACGCCCTTATCTCTAAAAGTATTAAACGTTGCGATAGAAGCAACATGCTTATACTCTTCAATTAGATACTCTTTTACTTCTCCACGACGGCGATCTTCATAGTCTGTATCGATATCGGGGAAATCATTTCTGTCTGGGTTAATGAATCGGAAGAACAATAGATTATGCTCAATAGGGTCTACCTCTGTAATACCTAAAGCATAACAAATTAAACTTCCTGCTGCCGACCCACGCCCAGGACCAACCAAAATACCTTGTGTCTTAGCCCAATTAATCATGTTTGCAACGACTATAAAGTAAGAGGCAAAGTTCTTCTGCTTAATAATCTCTAACTCTTCTTTGGCACGATCTAAGTATTCTAATTCAATAAGATCACGACTTCTAAGACCATCCATAACACGCTGCCTTAATTCTGCGTCGGGGTCTTGATGACTTACTGGAAGAAGATCTACGCCAAATTTAATATCATAGGGCTGAATCTTATCACTTATTTCAACACTATTCTCATAGATATCTTCTCGTTCGATTCCTTGGGCGAGCATTCTATCTTTAACATCCTGATACCCCATGAGCCAAATATCTAAATCCTTGAATGACATTTGCCTTTCGCCATAAATGTATTCTAGTCTCTCTAGAAGATCCTTGATCTTACGGCTTTTATTAAAATCTGCATCCTTAAGAACCTTGGGGTGCGTTCCCAGGATAAGCATGATTTCTTCTGCAATCCTATCTTCTGGGGAAGCAAAGTGACAATCTAGTGTAACTACAGGCTTAATGCTTAACCTATCAGCCAAATTCAAAAGGGAATGATTTAAGGACGCAGGGTTATGTGGCTGAATTTCCATATAGAAATCATCTGCGTACATGTCTTTAAACCATTTTGCATACTGTATCGCTGCCGCCTCATTATTATTCTCAATAGCCTTTGAGATCATTCCGTTCATGCACCCAGACAATATAACTAAGTCTGACCCAAACTTTTCTAACATATCAAAGTCGGTTCTGGGCTTAATAAAAAAACCTTCTTCCCAGGCATTCTCTGACAGTCTATTGAGATTGTTTAATCCATTGTCATTCTTAGCCAGAATAATAAGATGGTTATAGATCTGGTCGTCTGGAGTTCTTTCTTTGCGAGATCTTTTATCAAGTCTATCGGTGGTAAAGTATGCCTCTAGTCCAAGAATTGGTTTGACTCCATGCTCTTTTCCGGCCTTCACCATATCTCTATGGCTGCTCAATGTGCCGTGATCCGTAACACTAAGGGCAGTCATCCCAACCTCTGAGGCCCTTTTAATTAGTTCTTCTGGTGATGAATACCCATCTAGAAGAGAATAAAATGAATGTGAATGATGATTATGAAACATTTGTCTCCAATAATAAGTAGGCAGTAGGAGTATATCCTACTGCCTACTCAACGGTCAATATAATTTACCAATCAACTGATGTGGTTGAACTAGTATCTACATCTAGCCCCATGTAGAAGGCTTCCTGATCTGGATATGATACCTGACGAACTGCTACCTTCTCAAGTTCAAACGGCTCAACGCCTGACCAATCAAACTTCTCTGTGTCTGGTGCCAGGGGAATGAGGGTGTAACTTGTCTGAGTACCCGTTCCTGAGCGCTTGAGACGCCATTGAAGGTTAGTAATTGACTGAGTATCACCCGCATACTCAATGAGAATATTAGTGGCTGGAGACTTCTGACCGACGCCCTGAGACCATACAGCAACATACTGATCTGTACCGTCATCTACAAGGACGTTTGTGTAAAAGCGTAGGCGAGACTTCCACCCAACCTTAGGATCTTTACGGTGCATTTCACAGCCAAAGCATCGACCTTCATCGTCTAGGCTACAAAGCCCCTTGCGACGGTAATCCTTTGGATTAGTATGCTCTGCCACAACAATGGCAAGTCCACGACCCTTATCATAATGCGGTGAGTCTGGATCTAGTTCATTAACAAAACGAATTTTAACGCTCTGACCATCTTCTAACTTGAGCCAGCGTGCGCGGGAGCCTTCTTCCACCTGGGGGCGCTCCATCTTACTCTTGATATTCTTCAAACCTGTAATAACTGACATATTATTTCTCCTAAAAGTATTTGACCCTATAAGTGGATCGATGAATATATTATACCGCTAATATTAAAGTATTTCCAGAGTATTTATTAAATAAATCTTTCATTTCTTGGTCGGACAGATCTCCTACGTCTTTAGCCCTAGAAAGAGATACTACTTCTACTATCTTGTTTTTAACTCCACCGACTATTCTTTCCACCATCTTTTTACCAGCCTCGTCTGAGTCTGGACAAACAATTATACTCTTGGCATACTGTTGTAGCAAATGAATTTGAGTTCTACTTACTGTAGCCCCAAGAGTTGCAACAGCATTGAAGCCTGATTGATTCAGACGAATTACATCGAAAGAAGACTCAACTACGATTACTGACGATCTTTTAACTTTATTTAAGTTAAATAATACCTTGCTCTTAGGTAGTCCGACACTATTCTTAAATGACTTTCCTTCTACTGACCTGGCGACAAATCCTAGGCATCTATTAAATTCATCGAATACTGGAACAACAACCATATCCTGCTTGTCTGAATAACCTAGTTTAAAGTTATTGAATGACTGATCATTAATATTTCTTGAGTAGAAGTATTCTTTAGCCCGTTGGCTTTCTAATAAATTATTATGAAGTCTGCTGATTGTATCGATATCAAACTCAGGGTGATCTAAAGAGGTATCTATTGTTTCAGATACTACGCGCTCAATATCTACTGAATCTTTTTTTGAATGTATGATTCGACTGGCCTCAAAGTAGTTTCTATTTGTAGTTCTCATTACCATATCGATAACGGAGCCAGATTCGCCACATGAAAAACAGATAAACATTCCATTATTCTTATCTACCTCACAGGCAGGGGTATGTACATTGTAATGGAATGGACAGAATATAAGAAAGTGTGTGTCAATCTCCCCGCCGACTTTAATATCGCAAGACTGTAGAATCGATGCTATTTGTCCCGATGTGTAGTATTCATCGGAATTAGATTGTTTCCGCTTACCGCTAGATAGCATTGTGCTTTAGACCTTCCAACATATACTCCATAGACTGTTAATAAGAATGTGTACTTATCTTCCTTGTATTCTAGGCTAAACGCTGGGTCTATGTCAAGGTGCGGTACATATCCATTTGACCTCATCATATCTACAAGGATAGTTTCATATCTTTCTCTGACACTAGGAATGGCTGAGTCATCCTCTATGAGGCCATCAATATGAAATTCTTTTATTCTTTTGTGTCCCACAAACGACATAATTATATTATACCGTTTGCTAACTATTCAATAGGATCTAATATTTCTTTAAACGTTCCTTTATCAAAATCTATTTCTAGGTAGAAGTCACCCATGTATCCGTGACGATTCTTTCTAAATGCCGCCTCTAGAATATCTGAATTAGCCTTACGCCCCATACTTAAAACCCAGTCTGCATCATATGCAATTTGTCGGGACCATGCAACCTGACCAAGTTGTGGCACAGATTCTAGATCAGTAGAGTCATCTGGGGTTGCTGATGCAATTGCAAGAATTGGTGTCTGCTGAGAGATAGCAAGAAGTTTTAATTCTCTAGATAGATTCTTAATCTTTACCGTTTCATTCTGAGAAGTTCCAGCGTTATCTGTCATCAACTGTAGGTAGTCCACAATAACAATATCTGGCTGGTATTGATCTATCTTAGAAGCAATAAGGTTAGGCGTCATCTCTGCACCAGTATCATTAGAGATGATCTTAAAGGGCTGCTTATTATTCAGAGTTTTATCCGCCCATAGTTTAAACTCATTGTCATCTACTCTGCCTGCACTAAGTGCGCGATGACTAAAAAATCCATCTCCAATGATTGTAAAGATTCTATTGCGAACCTCATACTCAGTCATCTCAAGGCTAATAACCATAGGCTTATACCCATGCTTCCAGGCCTGCACCGCAAAGTACAATGCCAACCAAGACTTTCCAATGGCTGGATAGGCAAGCAAGATCCCTAACTGACCTTTAGCAATACCCATAGGAAGGCATACGTCAAATGATGTAATATCTGTTTTGATACCCACCTCACCATTCTCCGCAGACTTTCTCGTCTTCTCAAAGTATGCCAAGGCATTATCTACATCTGTTACATCGATATCTCTAACCTTGGCTCCAATGCGAGCCATCTTTGCAACATCCTTAGAGAGTTCTTGAAGCGCTTTAGTTGTCTCGTTTTCATTTACCATCTGAGCAGTTTTACGCAAAGAAAGTCTAATAGATTCATCTAGGTATGCTTGACGCAACTTATCCATATGATAAACGGTTGGCCCAGATTCTACTGCATCAAAATCACGGAACCGTGTAGTAATGAGGCTGGCGTCTGGAACCTCTCTTGTTTGATCATAGTAATCTTTAATGAAGAGCCAAATGTCAGAGCAGTCTTTTATAAGTTCATCAGCATTACTATCAAACATCACATGGATATCTTTGTTCTTACATACTGATGAAATTACCTCTATCTCTTCAAGATAGGCCATTTAAATACTCCGCTCTTAGTTGACGAGTTTTCTCTCTTGACTCCGCCCTGATTCTATCATCTTTTTCTGAGGACAGTCTAGATAAATGTATGGTAGAAAAATTATTATAAAACCATGACAAAGAGTGGCCTTCACGGTTTGTTCTAAAATAAAAAGTAAGTGTTTTATATACTTCATCTTTGCCAAAGTCTTCAACAAGTGAGGACATGCCCCACTTCTCCTTATACTTATTTAGTACCGGACTTTGACCGTACCTTACTCTATATAGTCCAGAGTAATCTGATAGTAATGAGTATGCGTCTTTATCGCTTTTACTTGCTGCCACTTAAATCTGCCTCAATCTCTTGAACACGGCGAATAAGTTGCTCCTCTACAAAATC